GCCATACGTTTTAAATTTTGCATCTGTAATAATACCTGTATCATTGTCAACCTTTATTTGTAATTTCATTACGTCACCGCAAGCCGGTGCACCTACCATGCCTGTGCCAACGTCTGCATCGTCTTTGGCAAAGCTACCCACATTGCGGGGGTTTTCGTAGTGATCGATTACTTGATTTGAATAAGCCATACCGGTTCCTTTTGTTGAGTATACTACCGATGGACTGACTAGTCAACCAGTTTGATTACATTGGGCGTTTCATTGCTGACTTGGCAGCGGCTGCAACTATGTCTTGTGCTTGATTAACTGGCATTGCAGTTGCGCCTGTTTCGGCACCTTTGAATGTGATCACACCGGAATTGGGATCCAGGGGTTCTAGCACGTTGCTCAATGGAGGCTGATCAATCAGCTCTCCCAGATTTTGAGCATTGACATTGATGTCCAGGCTTTGTGCTAGACTGATAAATGCTGCTTGGCTGATCTGTTTTTGTGCATTGGTATCACTAGCACGACCGTTTAGAAATGCCACCAGACCTGTTAGTGTAGCAGGATCTGGTGTGGCAATAGCAGATGAAGCAACTTCATCTATACGCATTATCTACGTGCTCGTCCAAGTGCAGCAGCAGGAGTTTCAGCACCCATGTCGGATCCAGCATCAGCAGCAGCAGCGTCTAGACCAGCATCAGCACCCATGTCATCAGCAGCAGCCATGTCAGCATCTGCTGCACCTATGTCAGCACCAGCCATGGCAGCATCAGCTGCTCCAGGAATAGCACCACCAGGAGCAGCCTGACCAGTTACCACATTCAGCGCAGCATCCAGTTGTTGTTTGGCACCTTGCAGGTTACCAACCAGACCGCTGAGTGCAGCAGTAGCATCTGTGTTGAATTGTTGAGCCTGTTCCATGCCCACTTGATTCTTGATTGAATCAACCAGAGCTGGCAGTTCTTTGAATTGCAATTCTGTAACATCTTCCAGCATGCCTTGCATTTTGTCTACCATGTCTTGTGCAGCCAGTACAACTTGAGCTTGTTGAACTTCGCTTTCGTTTAGGCGTTTCATTGCACGGCGCAAACGACTTTCAGCAGCCATCATGGCAGCGCCAGCCACAAGTTTTTGTTCTTCAGGGTTGAGTGTTTGTCCAGCAGCAGATTTTTTAATTGCAGCATCAACCTTGGGATCCTTGGCAGCGGTACCGGGTGCAGCAGGTTTTGGCTGTGCAGCAGCGCCGGCAACAGGTGCAGCACCAGCAGGTGCAATCGGCAGGTTGTCTTCCCGCAAGCGGCTGGATAGAGCTTGCTCCATCATTACCAATTGCAAGTATTTTGGGTCACGTTCGCTGGTGTGGCGAGCGGTGGTGGAACGGTGCTCGCCCAACACTCCGCGTACCCGGGTCAGCATCTGTGCTGTTTGACCACGAGTAAGTTGGTCAAAACTAATACGTGAACCAAAGTAACTTTCGAATACTTTGGCGATTTGTTTTGATGGCTTAGGCGCCGATAGTTCTGTCAGTTTCATTGTTGAATCCTCTAATCTGTATGTATTTAGCCTGGTTTACACATTTCTCCAGCTCAGTACTTACCAAGTTGTACTGAGCTATTTTTGGCTGAATTTTTGTAGTTGTAATTTCGTAGAAATCTTCGCTACGACTTTGGCGGCCCACAGTGCTACGGCAGTATATGTCGGCGGCCAGTGTTTGTTTTTTGCGGTCTAGAATCATGATCATGTTGCACAGCCCGTACTGATTTTGTATGTCTGCTGTACACCAGCTCATGGCCACACGTTTGTTGCTAAAACGACTAATTTCACGATCCCAGGAATAAACTCTAGCACAGTCTGATTCAGTCACAATACGATACTTGCCAAACACAATCACAGCACCATCATCATCAGTTATGATAATGTGATCGGCATGACGTCTGAGCTCACGTTCGGCCCAACGGTCAAGTTTTTGCTGTTGTTTTCGTATCATAGCGTCCGGACATAGTGCGTGGCCAACCAACCCACTGTGGCCAACAACACACCAATAATTCCTATGCCCCAGCTCAGCAGCTGATCGGTTCTTTTCTGAGTGGATTTTTCCATCATGCCGCGCAGGACAGTGATGGTATCAGCTACGCTACTGATTTTTGCTTCCAGAGAGTCCAGTTTGAGTTCCAGTAACTTGTAGCGTTCTGCGCACAGTTCAACGTGAGCTTCCAGGCTCTTTTTTTCAATTTCAGTAGTATCGGCCATTTGTAATCATTACTCCAGTGGTGTATTTACCGTAAAGAACCAAATGTTCTGATCTGCGCCTGACGTGGCAATTGTGGGAGCCATGGCGGGTTGCTCGGTAAGATTCAGCATCATGGGCACACCTTCACAGTCGCTCTTGAGTCCTGCTAGCGGATCTGGATTGTCGTACATTTCAAACACACCTGGGGCCTCTGATCTAAATTCAAACTCCCATACACCGTCACAATGTTCAGGCACTGAAATATCTTGTGGCTGAGTTCGCAGGCCAATGATCTGCAACAGAGTTTCCCAGTTGCGTTGTTGATTTCTACTGTGATTCCAGTCTGCTTGTGTGTGTACCATTTGTCCCACACGATCACGGAATGGTATCTCGCTGGAACGAAAATGTCCAGTGACCCCGGTTAAACTGCAATCAAAAAGTGTGCGGCATGTTATCTTCATTCTAGGAGTATTTAATGCCAAAAAGAAACCCTGGATTTTTTACGTCCAGGGTTGCTGTGGGGGCTAAACTGATTACAGGTTAGTGAATGTTGCAGAAGCACTAACGTTGGCAGTTGGAATGCCAATGTTCAAGCCACCAGTTGCATTGGCTGTTTGAGCAGCAGCAACTAGAGTAGCTGTGGTGTAAGCACCACTTGGATAGATAGCCAAGCTGATAACGCCAGCACCAGCAGCAGCTTGGTAAATTGCGATTGTACCAAGTTGTTGAACAGATGTCAACACGTTGTTCAAGTAACCATTCACGTTACCAGCATTGGTAAGAGCAGCGTTAGCTGTCAAAGTGAAGAAGTCAAGTTTTGGACCTTGGATCTGAACTGGGCCTTGTGCTGCCACGTTGGCTGTTCCAGCGATAGAACCATTTGCTACGTCCAGTGCGAATGACGGTTGTGTAGTACCGTTTACTTTTGTAAATATTGCCATGATAAATTTCCTTTAAAGTTAATGGGATACAGGATCCCTGCACTTATTTAGTCAGTTTGGAAAAATCACGCCTGTTGAGGGTTGTTTCTCTGACGATTTTGAGCAGCAAAAGCATTGGGATCAAAGCGATTCACCGCCTTGGCATAGCCTGCAGGAGTGGCCATGACCCAGCCTTCTTGCCCAGGATGCTGTGTATCAGCCTGTTTTAGAATGTTCATTTTGAGATCATGCAGCAACAAAAATGCGCTGAATGCAGCGGCCAGGGCTGCTGTATTTGAACTGGGACTCTGCAGATATTCCACAATGTTACGAAACTTCTGCGGAGTTACTCGAGTCTGTAACCACTCGCCAAACTCAGGCAACAGAGTTGCAGGATTTAGGGGTGTGCCTACCTTGGTGTTGATAAAGTCCACACACAGTTTGGCAAGATCTGTGATCTTGTGGGTACGTAATTCAGCAGGATTAAACAAGGTGTTGATGGCAGCACCGTCTGTGCGCACCAGATTGCGCAGTTGTTTTTCCAGATTGCTGTCTGTAGCTATTGTGCTGGGAGTAGCAGGGCGTTCCAGCATCAGGCCTGGCACAGCATTGAACGTCACACCTTTGAGTGGCTGCCGTGCATCTCCCACATCGCCATACATTGAATGAATAGCAATGCCAATTGTGCTAGCACCGATGCGTTGTCCCAGCGCACTTCGAGCAGGAATCTTGTACTCAACTGTGTTGGGGCGAAACACATAGTTGCCTGCAATTTCAGGAGGAGTTGACATGTACAACAGGTCACCTTTGACATAGCCACGGAAGTTGGCAGGTAGCGCAGCTTCCAGCACAGGAAATAACTGTGCATACAAGTTGATCAATTCGGTTCTGTCTCCGGATCGTGTGCTTTGAATTTGTGCCATCATTCTGGGACTGGTGGCAAGACCATCATAGCCCTTGGCTTCAAAGCCCGAACCATCTGTCAACACAAACTCGCCTGTGGCAGGCTTGCGTCCAAATATCACAGCAGGTTTGCCGTCCCACTTGGCAGTGATAGTTTTGGGAGACTCTGTGGCCTGTTTCACAATTTCCAGCGCATCCACAATGCCTTGAGTGGCACGGCGGAACACTAGATCTTCCAGGTGCTCAATGCCCTTGGCTCTGCCGCCAACTCCGGCTTCTTCTGCTTCCACTAGAGCCACATAGCCACGATTCACAATACGATCACGCAGCCGTGCCAGAAAATTTGTGTCACTTTCGGCCACTGATGTTGGTTCTTGTAGGCCTTCACGGGCTAGATATTCACGGAAGTCTGCGAGCTTGGCATCACGTTTGGGATCAGTTGCTAGAGCAGCATAAATTGATTCTACATTTTTGAGATTGTCACGAGTGGCCTGTGGTCCCAGTAATACCTGTGCCACATAGTCTGGATCCTGACCACCCTGCACCAGTTGATTTGTAGTTCTGCTGATCATGCCATTTGCGCCCACCTTGAGGCCGGCTTGTTTGGCAATCGAGCTCATTAGTACATTGCGGTTCATGCCCTTGAAAGCTGATCCTTCTGTGCCACCATAATAGAATGTGCCCCAGTCAAGATCAGGAAAAAACATGAAGTCAGTTTGCACAAATCCTTTTTTGGGGTTGCCGCCGATGGGAGTTTTGAAATGTACTTCGCCCGATTTACGCACCCAGTCACGTGGGTCAAGTCCTTGACTGGTGGCCCATTGTGTCAGTCCTGCTGCCACTTGTTCTTTGGTTGTTTCTCCAAGATCCACAGCCAGGTCCAGGTCGCCGGATGTGGGCTTGCGACCAGTGCTGCCCAACCAACGATCTTCAGGAAATTTGATACCTGTAACTTGTTCCACCCATGCAATAGTAGCAGGGATGTCAGCTTGATTGATGCGTTGTGTCAGTGGTTGACCTTGAGGATCTTTGAATACATTGCCGCCTTCTCTAAGATACATCATGCTCGTAATCCGAATATCTCTTTGAGGGCTGCATCATTTGCAGCATCTTGTGCCAACGCTGTCAATGACGCAAGCTCTGTAGGAGTTAATTTTGTTTGCACTCCAAATTGTCTAATCAAGGGCGAATCTGTTGTCGCAGGTGTTTTTTTATCAAGAATTGCTGTCACAGTCGTATCATTACCGGGTGTGCTAATGAATTGTCTAATCTTCATTATATCCCCATCGTCTAATTTTATCTGGTCGGCCAACGCCTTGGCTTGTGAAGACATCCTTATTGCACTACCACGAGAATTGCTATCAAATGACTGTATACCTTGTGCAGGAGCAATGCCATCTCTTGTTAGCTGTAGCCAGGCGTTTGACGGATCAGCCTTGGGATCCAGTGTGGCGTTGAATATGGTGTCAATGGCCCGGTTGATATATTCAACAGTCTTCCTGGCTTGGGCCTTGATTGTTTGCCCTTCGGGTGTGGTATCATCGCCTATACCGTCAGGCAGGCGGGTGTAATCAAATGAGCCTCGTGAGTCAATGGCTCTGTTGACCATGGCCACCAGTTCGGCCTTGAGTCTAGCCTGCTCACCTGAAGTCAACCGAGCAGCACTGGTGGGAGGAGCCTGTGTTGTAGGATCCGTGCTTTGGGCCATGGCTGCTTGTACTGCTTTTGCCCAATCTTTCTTCATAACTGGCGTTAGTGCCGACGCTGTTCGTTGCCCTGCAGCCAGTGCCTGCGCTCTATTCATCATGGGACCAGTAAGATCAGGCCCGGGTGTGTTTGTGGCAGCAGGTCCTTGCACGCCAACCTTGCTGGCTGCTGACTGCAGGCCAGTGGCCAGGCCGCCGAGAAAGCCTTGTTCTGTTATTTTTCTAGGTCGAGTCAATTCATGAATCTGCATGTGTTTTCCTAACTGATCTGGAAAACTTTCCAGCATCTTTTGTTCTTATGGCATTGAGTAATTTTCTTGTGAGATTGTCGGCTTGGTCAGCACCAAACTCTGTTTCTATTTGCTCAATTAGTCGTATGGCGCTGGCAATAATGCTGTCGGCACGAGTTTCAATGATCAACCGGCGATCACGTTGCACATACAACGTGTCCAGTTCTTCCAGTATACTTCGGGTCTTTTTTTGCATGTTCGCGGGCCTTTGGATTATTTAGCGATTTCTACTAGACAATAAATATCTACAACAAGGAATACACATGAGCAGCAGCATAAACCCCAACAACATAGACGGCAACTTTCCAGTTGCTGGACAGCCCAACAATACTCAGGGCTTTAGAGACAACTTTACCAATATCAAAACCAACTTTGACACAGCAGCAACCGAGATCACAGACCTTGAAACCAAGGGCATTTTCAAAAGCGCCCTGACAGGTACCAGTCTGGACAACAACATGGCGGACAACCTGATCTATGCCGCTGCCATCAGAGACTTCAGTGCTGTAGCAGTTCAACTCACTGCTACCAGTGGCACCATCACAGTAGACTACAGTGCAGGACATTATCAAGCCATCAGCACCACAGGATCCATCAGCTTGAATTTCACAAACTTTCCAGCAGCAGGTTCAGCAGGCATGATTAGATTGAGAATTTCCATTACCAACACAGCATACACTCTGACCTTGCCCGCAGCGGTCAGTCTAGGCACCACAGGTGTGCAAGGATATGCTGCCAATGTGATTACCTTTGCTGCCACTGGCACATATGAGTTTGGGTTTTCGACCACAGATTCAGGAACCACAATTACCATATTTGATCTAAATAGACCACTCTTGGGCAGTGCGGAATCGGCTGTGGGATACAGCACAGGCACCGGTGGTGTGATAACACAGGCCACAGACAAATCAACTGGTGTTACTCTAAACAAACGTTGCGGACAAATTACCATGAACAATGCTGCACTGGCAGCGGCCGCAGAAGTCAGCTTTACACTGACCAACAGTGTGATTGCAGCCACAGATGTGGTCATGGTCAGCATTGCATCGGGTGCCACAGCAGGTGCTTATAGCGTTCAATGTGATGCTACCGCTGCTGGTTCATGCAGAATCAGCGTGGGCAACAGAAACGCAGGTTCACTCGGTGAAGCCATTGTGCTGAACTTTGTTGTGATCAAATCTGTTGCCGCTTAACTAGCCTTGATCTGTCCCAGCAACTGCTTGAGTTTGTTGCTTTGCACATCTGCTGTGACTCGACCGCTCAAGGGATCATGACCATCTCGCGGTCTGGGCTTTTCCCAGGGCTGCGAACTGCCACCGCTGTCAGCAGACGCGACTTGACTGCGGGCCTTGATTGAATCCATGATTGAACTTTGTGGTTTGTTGTGGCCGTTTTCGTCCCCACCTTCATCAGTAATGCGCATGGTTTCAATGTTGTACTCCAA